AACAGGATCTTCGGGGGGATCAGGCGGTGGTGGTGGTGGTTTATACACTGATCAAACCAACACTGCAGGCGGATCTGGCACACCGGGACAAGGCAACGATGGGGGGAGTTCTGAATCTGAAGTTAACGGCACTGCCGGTGGCGGCGGCGGAGCAGGGTCTGCAGGGTTAGACGGCGAACCGGGTACCGGTGGGGACGGCATTTCATCCTCTATTTCCGGAACCTCTACAATTTATTCAGGTGGTGGTGGCGGTGGATCAGTGTTTGGACCTCCCGGACAAGGCGGTAGTGGCGGCGGAGCTGACGGAGGAAGGTACGATCCTTTTTTACAAGCAGATGATGCACAGGTAAATACCGGCGGCGGCGGCGGTGGCGGCACGAGTACTGATTTTCAAAACGCTGGAAATGGTGGTTCTGGTATTGTTATTATCAGATACAAAATTTAGGAAAGTGGATTTATGAACCGAATATACGCAGTAGATAACTTTAAAACAGGCAACTGGTCACTAAATATATCTGAGATCGGAACAGGAACCAATGATCTGTATATTACATTTACAGAAGAAGCCCCTATAATTATTTTTATAAATCTTAAGTTTGGATATGAACTTAAACAAGATGATAATATCAAACAATACGGTGTATATCCACCTCCGGGTGTACGATACAGGCATTCCGATCAGGAATACCTTGAAGTCGTAAGACTTAATACCAAAGCCGATGAATCATATACATTATTTCTTTGGGCTGAAAATAATGGTGAGCGGTTTGAAAAAGAATTTAATTTAGAAATACCGAGACCAATTCAACCATATGCATCATGGGAATGGAATGTAACAGAAAAAAAGTGGGAAGCACCAATACCATGCCCAGATGATGATAAATATTATCAATGGAATGAAAATATGCAATCATGGGATGTGGTGGAAGATGGTCACATCTCGTAAATGTAGTTATATGACTATTAAATAAATGCACAGCGTAAAAAACATTAATATTAATTTTTAGGTAATAAACGAATGGCAATCAACTTTCCAAATAACCCGTCAACTGATGATACATTTACTGTTGGAGATTACCAATATGTGTTTGATGGGGAAAAGTGGAAAAATTCTACATCTCTAACCACTACACCTAATATTGAGTCAATTAATAAAGTTGGTACAGATGGTTCAGGCAATATCGGCTCAAGTTCAAATAGTTTTGACACTGTATTCGCCAAAGCAACAAGTGCACAGTATGCTGACATTGCTGAAAAATATGTATCAGACGATGTTTATTCTCCAGCAACTGTTATTAGAATTGGTGGTGAAAAAGAAGTTACTATTTCTACAAAATATGCTGATTCACATGTGGCTGGTATTGTAACTACTAACCCAGCATTATTAATGAATAAAGACCTCGAATCTGAATACGTTACAGCGGTTGCTCTAACTGGACGAGTTCCGTGCCAAGTTATAGGTGCAATTAAAAAGGGTGACGTCTTAACAACAAGTGACACTCCCGGTGTTGCTACAAGATTGTTCAATGAAGACTTTGTTCCCGGGTGTGTTATTGGTAAAGCACTTGAAAATTATAATAGCGAAAATCCGGGAACTATAGAAATTTTAGTTGGAAAAGTATGATCCAAGAACGTTATAGATCTGATTATCCCGGCGAGTTTGTTATTTTGCAAACGCGAATTGAAAACGGAAAAAAGGTTCAAGATCGTGAATGGATACCAAACCCGGTAGAAAACCAACACATATCATCTCGTGCAGCAGTTCTTGTTGGTACTGTAAAATCAAACTGGTATAAAGAAGGCAATTTAGAGCGGCATCGTGGCGGACACTTAGGAAAAGTAAAGTTACAAACGTATGGTAATGAAGATAGTTGGAGAAACTTGCGACTTGACTTTGCCTTTTTAAATGATATTAACGAACTTGATGAGATAATTGATAATCAGTATCAAGAAAAAACTGCTGTATACAGCAACTCCGCCAACTGTATAAAAAGACCCGGCGAATTTTTTCTTCTTCCGTATAATCCCAAAATACCTAGTTTTGCTGGGATACTATACCTTTCGGCATTTGATGAACATGAAGAAATATTCATTTGTGGTACTGATGGGTATGGACCTGATAACTATCCAAGCCAAAAAATACTAAGTGCAGTATCAGAAGTTTTTCGTTGTTATAGCAATACTACATTTTACTTTATATTAAACAAAGAAAAATCGCTACCAGAACAGTGGCGTAGGTTTAGAAATGTGAAAATTATGGATCACGGTAAGTTTGTATCTTATTGTGATTTATAAGAATCTTTAAGTGTATCTACTTTTAATTTCACTGATTCTATATTAGTAGTTGACCACAACCCCGGATGCATTGGGTTGGGCAGTTGACCTGAATCAATCCAAGCATATCCATAATGTTCGTGGTTGAGTGTTGGCTCAAATTCGCGTTCTATCAGTGATAGAAACGTATGGTAAGTAAAATGATTATCTGGGCTAGTAAATTGCTCTATCGGTGCCAGTTTAATTGATTCTGGCCAAATCCCGAGTTCCTCAACACACTCACGCTCTAATGCACCTAATAGCGTTTCTGGTCTATCAACCTTTCCGCCGGGGAGACCCCAAGTGCCGGGATGTTTTCTATCATTACGAAGAAGATATAGATATCGGTCTGTTGAGAGCGAGTAGAACCACACGCCCACCGCTGCTACAGAACGACGTTCCACTCTCCCCCTGCGTATAGGCCTTGATAACTTTTTAACCATGTTTCACCAGTCCACCTGTATTGTATACCCGTAGTTATGTTTGTTGCAACCTCTACCTGAGATGAATTTGCAGAATCAAAGGCCACCTGCCAAGCCGAACCATTGTACTCAATAATGTCGTTTGCTTTGGCTACAATGTCTCCCCACGCATCAGCCGCATCTTCATTTTCTCCATCACCAATATCATCGGTTAACAAGTAACGTTGACCTGTAATTGCAGCGGGTAAACCAAATCCCGGTCCATTTCTGGTTGGATCAATAACAGAATCAACAGGTTGAAGTGTATTTTGAGGTAGTGTATCAGCGTCAGGCGTGAATAATAAAAACCTGTCATCTGTTGGATGGAAAGCAACTGTACCAACAATATCTGTATTATCAAATGGATTGTCAATACGCAACTGGCTTATCCCATCTCTTAATTCTCCAAACTGCTCAATAACCGGCTTCCAAAATGCTTGATTATTTTCTCGCTGTTCAACTTCTAGTGTATTTCTATTAAAGTCAGGTTCATTATTCTCAAGTATTTGCACTTGATTATCTAATAGTAGTATTTGATATCCATAAGGTGTAAATTTTTGACGTGTTCCAAGAAGCAAATCTTCATCAAAAAGAGCATCGTTGGCATCACCATTGGCATCATAGACTGATGCTACCAGTTTATTAACAACACCAAGTTTCTTAACTTTGGCTGGTGGTGAAAGCCATATAGGAATAAGAAAAGTCATTGACATAATATCAATAGAACTATCTGTACCCATAGGAATTGTTCGGTTAGTCCAGTTTGTTCTTGTTAGTTCAACTGTTGTTAAACTAGTCCAGTCAATAAAATTATCAGTACTCTGTATTTCCATTGCTGGGTTAAAAAGGGCGGCAATCTGTTCAAATACTTGTAATTTTTGATTGGTATTTGAAGTCCATATATCAAGATTAACGGACATATTATAAGGAACTGGCATTAGACGCTCTACAGTAAAAGCATTGCCTTGTGTGACTTCATACTCTTGTGTGTTTTCATCATATTCACGCTGTCTGACGTGCATTTTATTAACGTGATACGGTTCTTGCATTCTAGAACGTTCATACTCTAGTGCAGAAATGTAAAATGACATCGATGGTGAAGATGGCAATACTGATGCTGAGTTGTTTTGGGCGGCTGTAATTGCCTGACGACTTGGGTCACCATACTTTATGGGTATACTTTGTAATATAGTATTCCCAGACTCATCGGTTCCATATTCTACTTGGAAATTGCTAAAAATTCTAGTAAATTGTAATAGAAAACGCCGAATCTGGTTATCATAAAAAAATTGTTGAGCCATTCTAGTTGTCTGCCCTTGGTTTTAATATATCACTAAGACTTTGTCTACTTGGAACATCACCACGATCAGTTGTTGAAACGGTGTCAGTGTTGTTGACAAACCCACTATAGAGTGACTCATTGTTGGCACCC